CTTTCTTATCGCAAACCCAACAATGCCATTTTTGATAGTATGTTGTGTTTTCGTCAAAATTTATTTCAAGTTTAGGTTTAGAATGGTTACAAAAAGGACAAGTATAGGCTTGATTACCACGAGCAGTTGGTTTACCTTGTCCTAATACTGAATTGACTAGAGCTATAGCTAGATTGTTTACCATAGCAGGGAATATATGAAATTCCTACTTGGAATCAAAGTCTTTCCTGTAAAACTTGCCTAAAACGTTATCGTTGAAATATTCTGAGGGGTTTTCTAGCACCCCATGTTTAAATAGATATTTACACTCGTAATATGTTAGCAGTTTTTTGCTATAAACTAACTCTAGTATCTCACGTTTGAATTCTTGCTGTTTACCTTCCTTCAACATTTCTAAAATCGGTTTAGCAGAGCCATAGTATGTTTTCCAATCGCTTTCCTTTTGGATTGTTTGGTGGGTTGGTTTACGACCTGCACCTTGATGTTCAGCTAATTCCTTGCGTGTTAATTTACGTTTAACATTGTGAAATAACACTTTTTTTCCAATATACGATATCCCGCTGGGTATATGAGTAGTTATGTATATAAACCCGTATATGTTGGGAGGAAAATCATCTAATGTTTCTATAACTTTATTATTGTATAACCACATAAATTATTTTTTAAGCTTGGGCAGTCCATGTGCCACCATTCCATAGATAAAGCCTCATAGCGGTACCACTTCCGCTAACAGCAAGTGAGCCTGAAGGAAATGTGGTTGGAAGGGTAGCTGTATATGGAGTTAAAGTTAAAATAGTCCCTACGGTAACACTACTAGCTGTTATACCGCTTGAAGCAGAAATAATAGAAGCGGTAATAGCTCCTGTTGTAGTTAGAGTTGTACTAAATAATCCTGCTGAAGAACTAATAGCACCTGATGAAGTTATAGCTCCTGTTGTAGTTAGGGTTGTACTAAATAATCCTGCTGAAGAGCTGATAGCACCTGATGAAGTTATAGCTCCTGATGTCCTTAGAGTTGTACCAAATAAGCCTGCTGAGGAACTAATAGCACCTGAGGATGTTATAGCACCTGTTGTTGTTAAAGTTGTACCAAATAAGCCTGCTGAGGAACTAATAGCACCTGAGGATGTTATAGTACCTGTTGTTGTTAAAGTTGTACCAAATAAGCCTGCTGAGGAACTAATAGCACCTGAGGCTGTTATGGCTCCTGTTGTTGTTAGAGTTGTACCAAATAAACCTGCTGAAGAGCTGATAGCGCCTGAGGCTGTTATGGCTCCTGTACTTGAGATACGCATCATTTCGGTATTATTGACATTAAATGTCATTCCTGAGCTATCACCTGAATTACCTCTTATAAAACCAATGTGTGTAACAGGGTCAGCAGTCGAATTTACTGTAGGGTTATACCACATACCTACTTTAGCGTGTTCTGAACCTGTAGTACTCCCGGCCCCATTAGCAAAACCAGCTTTAAAATTGTTATCGGATTGACCTATTGTAAATAAAGATGTAATTAAATTAGGTGTACTTGCTGGGTTTACATGCAGTCTTGCTAATGATGATGTTGTGCCTATACTTACTTCACCGCTTGAGCTTATTGTTAAACCCACATTCTGACTAGCAAAACTATTATCAGCAGAAGATATTTTAAATTTATTATCCTTCCCATCTTGCCCTACTACCCAATCTCGTACGTCAGGAACTAAATAATGTTGTTCTATACTATTACTACCGGTTGTTATATAAAAAACTCTATTATTGGTATTTGACTTGAATACCCCAAAAGAACCTGTAACCGCTAAGCTCCCGCTGATGGTTATATTATAATCCGTTACTTGTCCTGTTAAAGCATCTATTGATTGAGTTATGTGGGATGCTTGGATTGTTGAATTATTAGTTATTCCTACTTTACTTAGTACTGCCATGTTATCTATCTATGTTTATTAGTATTGTGGTGTCAGTTGTTGCTGAGGTTGGGAGAGGTTGGGAGAGCTTACCTATTGCTAGTAAATTCTGATTATCATCGTACAACCCTACTGTTGATACATATGGAGCAAAATACGAACCTGTTAAGTTGTTATTGAGTTGTCCGTTCCCGGGTTGGTAGAAACTACTAGTTTGTATATTAGTATAAGTTATTAATTGCCCGTCTAGTTCAGCTGAAGGATTTAATGTAGAGTTAAATTCGCTCTCTCTAATAGTACATTTGTATTGAGTCTCGTATAATGTTAGTGATGAATTGAATGAACAGGTAACAGTAGGTGAGGTTACAAAATTTGAAATATCCCCCGACGAACCACTTGTTATAACTGCTATCCCGTGGTAATAAAAAATATTACCGCATATCGATCCTCCCTGTATTAAATTACCTTCTCCATCATCTGTAATGGCAATACTACTTGATTTCCATAAAAAAGTATTAGGTTGTATGTAGTTACCGAATAAACGGGAAGGTATAGATATTACCCCAATAGTTGAATTAGTAGCAGTAGGAAAATTTTTAGCAAATGTTAAATCTGTTTGTTTATAATTAAAATACCTACCCTGAGAAGAACCTGATCCTATTAATGTATCTCCCTCAGAATCAGCTCCTGGTAGTATGTATCCTATATTGGGTTCATCCCCATAACTTGAATTTAGGTAATTTGAATAATATAATTGTTTTATTGAATTGTATACTAAACGTTGATATTTAGTAGATACTTGTCCTGTTGTAGAATCGGTAGCAGGATTAAATAGTGTGCTTATATTGAGTCCTAAAAATCTATCTATAGAAACATTTGACGCCGTTAAAGCTGCTGCTCCTTCGAAAGTAAATGATTTGTTTACTTCAAATGGAGTAATGATTACATCGGAGGCTAAAAGTTGTTTGTAAGCGCTCATTCATTTTAAAAATCTAACTTAACGCGAATCAATGCTTCTTTGGTAAAATCCTTAGGTAAAGGTCTTGATAACTTAGCTACTGCTAATAATTCGTTTGTATCGTTATATAAACCTACAGTTGTAATATAGGTTCTAGGAGTATTTATAAAGCTATTAAATATAATTTCCCCGGTTGAACCTGATATATATGACGGATTTTCAGAATAATTAAATTCTGAACTTCTAGCTCTAATAAATAAATAATTAGAAGCTATATTTTCGTTAGAATTTATAGTAAAACTTGCACCACCACTTATAGCACTAAATAATGATAAGTTAGGAGATATATTAGGAGTTACGGTAGCCGATGAAGCACTATATAAAAAATTCATTCCTCCGTTTGCCGGAGTAGAAGCTAAAGCTTTAGGATTTAGTAATATAGTTCCTATTTCGGGTATTAATAAACCATACGATCCTGAATTATTAACATAACCATTAGCATTTGTAGAAGTAACTCTAGATCCTGCCGAACCTGATACTAACTGATATACTCTATTAGATCCTATATATTGAGCAGTTGTATTAGCAACACTATCATCTGTTAAAAATAAAGTATTAGATCCACTAGTAAGTTTAAGAGTTAAAGTTCCGGGCAGTATAGATTCTTTATATCTAGCTCTTTCAAATGTAATAGCAAAAAATTCAGGCACAGTTACACCCCCAAATGTAAAATCAGTATTTTCATCTCCTAATATTAAATCTTGAAATTGCCCATATATTGTAGAAGTAGGAGAATTATTATTAACTACACTATTATAGGCTAAACTTCCACTTCCTAAAGAATTACCATAAGCTATATCAAATTGAGGAGTAGTTAAACTTGAACTATTATAAACAGTTAAATAAAATTTACCTGATGATCCTGCAATTTGGGTAGAAGATGAAAAAAAGGTTGTTAAAGCCGGAGCTCCAGTTGACCATAAAGTAGAAGTTACAGCGTCTACACTTGGTACAAAATCTGATGTTTCTAGTCTATTAAATGACATATTTATATTTTTAGACAGTTAATTTAGTTATTATAAAAGGAACAGTTATACGAGCTCCTGAATCTCTACCCTCTATAGTTAAAGTAGCAGTTAATTGAGTATTCGTAGTCCCAAATAAGGTATTAATAGTAGTAGCTCTAACACTAATAGTAGTTCCTACTACAGTTTTAGATATTGAAGTTCCTAAAGTAGGGGTTTGATTCAAGGCTTGGGCTTGTGGAGTGTTAATTCCTAATCCTTCAAATGTAGAAAATAATCTAATATCTGAAATAGTAGCTGTATAACCGCTAGATTCAACTGTATTACCTCCTAAATAATTTAAGGTTTGGGGTGTAATAGCTATGGAAGCCCCTTGTTGTAAATTATATGAAGAATTTATACCTCCTATAATTGGCATTTTAGCTGTTCCTCTAGGCAATGTAACTAATTTATATTTCATAGTTTGTGTTTCTATAGGAAAAGCTTCAAGTAAAGGCATATTTTCAATAGCTTCACCATAATATGCTGAACCTGAGGGGTGGGTTGGATTATATAATGTATAATCAATTTCATCGTCTGCCAAAGCAAACTGCGTTATATTAAAATTTCCTTGTGAAAGAAGTTGACGACCTTTTGAAGTTAAAATGGCGTCTACAGTTACTACTGAGTTATCTAGGTATCCCATTTGTTAAATTTTGTGTGTTTTATTATAAATATGTATATTTTTAATTTTGTGTTTGTGCTCTAAGTAAAGATACAATTTTTTCTTTAGTTTCAGTTGCTTTTTCTCCCAAAAACTCAGGAACTAATACTCCATCACTAGTTTGCCCAGCAGGTTTAGTAATATCTAATATTACATTTCCAGGATCATATACATATCTTCTCAAAAGAAAATAATCTAAATTTGTACCATTAGGTATATTATTGTCTAGGTTAAGCTGTAATTGACCGGTTGCGGATTGGGTTACATTAGTAATAGTAAATGATAAATTTTCTAATCCTTGAAATCTTATTTCATCGTTAGATTGAGGATTAAAATCTAGTGTAATAGGGTCAAATCCGCTATTAATAATATCTTTTTGCCTAAATCCTATAAATTGATTTAAGCCTCCGGCAGATACAGATCCTGTATTGGCTAGTAATATATTAGGGGAAGATCCAGTTACCCAAAATAAAGTACAACTAGTAGAAGTTTGATTAAAAGAAGCTGCAGGGTATTGTTTTACTATAAAAGTAGGTTCATCTAATATTAAAGATTGTCCTGGGGGGATATCAGGAGCTATAACTGCTAATCTGTATAAAGATGAGGTAGTAGCATTTCTTTCAGTATAAGCAAATTGACTATTAGCAGTACTAGTATATTGAGTACCTCCTTGTCGTGGAGGATTATTTGAAATTATTTCACCTGTATATATAACTTGTGGAGATGTAAATAAAATACTCCAACTACTTCCTCCATTTGTAGATTTTTGTAAAATATATGTAATTTTGCTACCATTAAAAGTAGATCTAGTTTTCATATCAAAAGAAAAATACAGTATGTACCCTGAAGAAGAAAGACTTCCTAAAGATCCTGTTGGCTGATACCAGTATTGTACCGGAGATGATCCTGAAAAGAAACTAGCAGAATTACCTATACTTTGAAGAGATGATCTAGACGATCCAAAAGGTATTATATATGTGCCTGATGCATCCGGTGGTATACTAAATGTTATATTTCCTCCTTCGTTTGCGGTAGCTATTGTTAAATTTTTAGCTCCTAAAACATATGCACTATAGTTATTTGACCCTGTAGATAAAATTTGCCCATCAGGTTGAGTGAAATTTATAGACCCTGTAAAACCAAATCCTATAACATTACCGTTGTTATTATAACTAGCAGTTTGAGTATAAAGTACAGGTTTAATTCTTTGACCTGCTCTAAATATAGGTACAGTGTTGTTTACCGAATCTAAATTAACTCCAAACGAATCAGGGTTAGTTAAGAGTAAAGTAGCATTACTTCCTCCAAAAGTTTGTTCAAGAATCCCTAAATTTATTCCTTTTTGATCTGAAACCGGAATAATTTCAGTCCCATTTTCATCAATAATATATTTAATACTAACGTTTGTTTTTCCAACATTAGTATTTCCCCATTCAGGAGTAGTTCCTGCTAACCAATTAAATCTTACAAAATATGATTTTGGATTAGATACATTTGGGGTTTTACCAAAAGCAGTATCGGTACTAGACCAAACATTAAATCTAGCAGATTGTAATTGTTTTCCAATATATCTTGAACTTATATTTTTAAGTGAACTATAATTTGAATCTTGAACTGAAGCTGGAGTAGCAGAACCGGATAGTATGGCTATCCTGTTAATAGGAACAAATGGATTATTAGCATAATCTACATCCATAAATTCTGTACTAAGTCTATTTTCAGAAGCGTTGTTAATAATAGCGTTGTAATCCGAATTAACAAACGGGGTTGTAATGTATGGTTCTAGGATGGTTTGGGTACCTATGCCTGCTACTGGAGAAATAGATTGGGTAAATGATAAACTAGCAGTATTGATATTAAAATTAAAACTAGAAAAATTACCTATATATAATTGATATTGTTGTCCTTCTATTGGGGTAAAAGAGCCACTAAAAGTAAAAGTAGAAAGAGAAGTAGCATAATCACTATACCCCCCACCCGGTATAAATTCTAAAGCTGTTCCTTGATTATTTAATAATGCTATAGCAGCATATACTCTAGTAGAATTTGAAGATCCATCCCATTGCACCGAAGCAGTATATGTTAAAGGAATATTAGGAGTATTCCCTAAAGTATATATTCCTGTAGTAGGATTAAAATAATTTAAATTATCAATAGATTCAGTAAGATTTGTAAGATATACTTCATTCCCATTATTCATAATAAAACTAACATTTCTACTAGCACTTACCCTATAATTCAATATCTGATTATTAGTGCTAGATGTTATATTAGTAGTAACTATCTGATATAAGAAATATGGACCATTCAGAGATGAACTCGGGTATTCTGTTATAGTAGCTATGGGGTATTCTATGATACCTGCATCGTTAGTTCTAATTCTAATTTTATCTAATTCACGTAATGAAGTATAATTATCATTCCCGTTAGCATCGTAACGAGCTATTTTTATATATTTGACTCCTAATCCTATGTACGACCCCATTTTGTTTATTTTAAAATCCGCTAAATTTAACCTGTTGATTTACATCTCTATAACTTCCAGTATCGTATAATAAATATATTTCTCCATTATTTGGTGAAGTATTTATATTTAAGAAATTATCACCAGGCACTATATTAGTATTATAATACGAAGCAGTGTAAGCTAAGGCTACAGTACTTGGATTTAAAAATGGATTTCCACCATTCAAATCTCCATCTGTAACTAATATACGTGAACCACTTAATTCCCCATTATAAAATTCTATTTGAGAAGATTGTATAAAGGGTATCGAACCACTAGGTCCTATATTAGATCCACTCCAACTTTGAGTTATACTAAAATTATAGCTAGAAGGTAATATTATACCCGATGTTGCTCCTTTTAGATCAGGAAATGAACCAGCATTACTTCCTGTAATTCTATACATTTGAATCCCCGCCCCTGAAACTAACAAATTTTGAAACATAAAAGGTGAGTTCCAAGTTATATTACTACTTCCACTTCCTTGTGTTGCTATAGGGGTTCGAGTAGTTGCTTGGGGGGTTGGGTATTTATTTCTTTCAAGTAAATGTTGTTTTATAACAATACCTGTAGATACTCCTGCCCTAGCAGGAACAAAATCTTTTATTAATTTGAATAATGAATTATCAAAGTATTTAATTAATCTAATAAAATCATTATAGTTATAATTTTGAATATATTTTTGAAAATAATTATTTCTTAAAGAATCTAAATCGGAATACGATTGAGCGGATGATGATACTAACCTAGGATCACCTATATATTCCCCTATATTAAAGAACCCAATTTGTGAAGTAATATCGTCGTTTATTTCGTTTTGAGGTGAAAATGCTACTTCAACATAATTCACGTCTCTTGTATAACTTTGACTTATCGGATAGTCTTGCTGTACGGAATCAAATGTAGAGAGTACCTTGTTATCGGGTATGTTAGGTAAACTACTATTGTAAGGTATTAAAGTATTTTGTATTTTAATTTTATCCGATATAGGATTTTTTATACCTGCTGGAAATTGATCGAAAAATATAGATTGACTGTTTGCAGTAAATGTAGGGGTACTGTTAAAGCTAAAATTACTATTATTTACAAACGATGAAGTAGTAGCCCAGGATCCTGTCACTTTAGGGTGTATTGAGGTTGAACCAGTATATAATTCTCCACCTAAAGATGCTCTAAAAGCAAGTTGATTTGGTCCTTGATTTGTTCCGTTTCCTTCAATGGAATTAGGGTTCATTACATAATCGTCAAATACACTTTCGCTTATGCGAGTACTGTAGTACCTGATTTCTTGAAATGAACCTGAAAAATTGTTATAATTTGTTAAGCTTGATGTTCCAAAGAATGAAGTATTAGTTGCTATCCATATTGGATTATCCCCTGCTACTGAGCTAGAAGCCTGAAATCCTAATTGATTTCCGTCGTACCCACTATAGATTGAATTTTTAGCAAACAATGTAAAAGTACTGCTACTAACAAGTGCTACAGACCACCACCCACTATCATAAAATGGTAAATACACGCTTGCAGATGTACTTAAACTTGCTGTATTTGGTATAAAATCTAATTTTGCATATTGGTAGTAGGGGTCTATGGTTGATCCTGAATAAGAAGCACTAGTATACCCTGATCCTGTATAAGTTAAAATAATAGTAGCTCGACCACTAGACCCAGAAATTGACCATAAACTTTGAGATCTAGGTATATTAGATGTAGGTAGTCCGTTAGTTTTAAACCTGAACATTAAAGTTGCAGGAACGTTATTAGGGGCTGCCCAATTTGAATTTAAATTCCAAGAAGATGAAATAAAGTTATTCCCGTTTTGTTTATAGGCATAATTATATTGATCATACCAATAATCCCAATCATTAGCATTATTTTTATCCTTCCCCCCATACTCATTTATTCGTAGTATTGTATCAGGGATACCATAAGATGTAATTAAATCTTTTAACCCCTCTACTGTTCCTTTTTTCTTAAGTAATAAAGGTAAATTATGATATAAACGTTTATATAATCTTTTATTAATATCGTCTAAAGGTATACCACTATTAGACGAAGTGACATATTGATTTATATATTCAAAATCCGTAGGAGTAGGAAGAGAACTTGTAGTATTAGGAAATAGTAATAAACTACCTTGAGAAGTAAGTCCTAAAAGTGAAGTATATATATTATTATCACTAAAGTTATTTTGATATATATTAATACCTGTATCTCTTAATGCTTGAGCTACTATATCTTTTGATATACCATAATCTATTCTATTATCAGCATTAAATTTATTAGGTATATCTTTAATATAAATCCAAATACTATCAAATAGTTGACCTAACATATCAACAAACAAATTAAGATTATCGTTATTTGGATCTTCTCTTAAATACCCAGGAATAGCATTTATTAAAATATTTTGATTATCTAGATCGTATAAAGAAGCAGATGTTAAACTGTTTGTTAACCAAGTAGCTACACTTCCTGTAGAACTTAGAATATAAGGTTTTGTAGTATTAGTTTTAGGATAAGCATATGAACTACTCTCATAATACAAATAATATTCATACCCATCAAAATTAGTAATTAAATCATCAATTTTATTTTCTATAATAGTTTTACTTCCTAAAACAGCTAAAGACGATGAAGTAGACCCAGTAATTTGAGTATTAATTTTATTAATATCGTTTTGATAAGATTCAATTAATGAAACTTTATCATAAAAATTATTTATCCTCTGTTCTGCACTTGAAAAAAATACAAAGCTATTATAATCTGTATAATCTACATTAATTTCTATTCCTTTTTCTTCTAAAATACTATTTAAGTTATATAAAGGTTTTCTAGAACCTGATAAACTTATATTAGCTGAGCCTGTTAAGGTATTATAATTTATATATTGGGTAGAATTATTAACTTGGTTTTTTAAATTAATGTTAATATTAGGTCCTTTTAATTTAATATTATCATCAACAAAGTCAAAAACAGTATTAATATCTATATTATATGCTAAAGGGTCAGATAATTGTTCTACAATCCAACACTCACTTTTTAAATCAAATTCATCAGGGAGGGGCTCATATAGTTTTATTAATATTGTAGGATCTCCAGGATTAGAATTATCTAATAAAATATTATTAGCTATTACTAATTGATTATTTCCAAAATCTAAATAAAAATCAAAATAATCTGCCTGAGATTCTTGGATTTGCTGAATAAAGTTATTAACTGAAGAAATTAAATTTTCATTAGATATAACTGTAGTATTTAATCTAACCTCAGTTCTATCTGAGCTAATTTCATCTATATAGTATCTATCTAAAGGGGAAGAAAATAAGAGTTTTCGTAAAAAATTATATACAGTATTGTATTGCCCTACAGAGTATCCAGATGACTTTAAGTCATTTTCGGGATCAATTGTAACCTTATTATCAACTAAAATATAATTAGAAAAATTTACGTTTCCCGCAATTATATCATTATTTAAATTATATATAAAATATTCTAAATAATCTGTAGCAGAATTAAATGATACATTAACTTCATTAGATATAATTAATGAAGTATCTGAAACAGAATAGTTCTGTAATTCAAATGTTGTGGGGTCAATGTTTTGTATGTTAACTATTTCCGCCATTGGTTGATAAAGATGATATTACAGATGATATATTATTTGATTGTTGATTTGATAATTCTAAAACTTGTTGTTGTAATTCGTTATTTTCTTCTCGCAATTGGTTTACTTCTTCTGTTAAAGCTTCTATTAAAGGGTCAACTGTTTCATTTCCAATATATTCTTTACTTGTTCTAATTAAATATTCATGTGAATTTATTTCTCCTAATTTTGGAATATCAAAAAATAAATTTTGATATTGGTTAAAAAATTGATTAACCTGTACCTCAGTAGAAGGAATAGAAGCCGCTACATTTTCGACACTAGGTGTAAAAACTAATTGACTAAACTGTGTATCAATTACTTTTGTGTATTGATTTTTATTATATACAGTTTTAGTTAAATTAACTATTTCTTTAGCCATTGGTTACTTTAAATAAACAATTATTATCTAATACTTTTGTAGTTCCTCCTATAGTAGTTTGTACCAATATAGTATAATACCTTTCAGGCTCCAACCCATTCATATAAATATCAAAATAATTACTATCTGAATCTGCACTTATTTTAGTATAAGTTGTATCAAAATCTATTACATACTCATTTGTATCTAAATCTTTTATAGCATAATATGAAGCAGTAGGTAAATAATAGTTAGTAGTATAAATAGATGAGGTTTGAAATGTTCTAGTTGGGTATTGTGGTCTTACATTTAATCTAAATCTTTGTATACTTTCACTATAATACACTCCAGGATTATCTCCTAATGAAATATATACTTGGGGATTAGTTATTATGGTTTGAGTAGAGGAACCTGTATTCCATATAAAATCATCCCATTTAAATTCTAAACATGGAGGGTATATGGTGTGGGTATCTCTAGAAAAATATTTTAAAGTTATTTGTTCATTAATATTATTTACAAATTCTTGAGAAGGATCTTGTCTAACAATAAATCCATAGTTAGGCCAAGCACTTCCAGTCCACTGTTGAATAATAGATTTGACATCAAAATTTAAATCTAAACTTGAATAATATGAAAAAGACTGAGAAGCTTGAGAACCTGTCCACCATACTCCCCCTCCTGAAGAACTAGGATTAGCAGATAAATTATATGAACCTGTTGAATTTGCCCCAAACCCACTAGTTAACCAAGCATTACTTCCTGATTGGGTTCTCCATATCCAAGATACACCATTTTGAACCTCGGGATTATCTAAATAATGACCTGTTCCCATTTCCCAAGATTGAGATAGGGCATTTACTAATATTGTAGTAGTTTTGGTAAGTCCTTCAACGTTAGCTACATATAACTTTAAATTAGAAGCCCATTGATTAGTTCCTATTAAAGAAGCACTTACATATGTAATTTCATCAGAATCAAATTGAACTAAAAAACGGGAAGCTTGAGGATATTCTCCATTTGTTTCTGTAACTCCTGTTTTAAAATTAGTAGATGCTTCTAAAATCTCATCTATTCCTGTATTCATAGCAGGATAAGCCGAATATAGTGTAGCGTCTTGAGAAGGGAATATTTTATATACTGCCATTTTATGTTATTATAAAGGTACTACTCTGCCTTGAATATCTGTATTTGGATATTTTACTTCAAATATCATAGGGTCAAGTGAAGGATATACTACATTATCTTTTGTAGCTCCTGCGGTATCATACGAGTATTGACTATATCCTAAACTTGTACCTACTTTATTTGTAATTGCTATATTTTTAACTGTTTGAACCCCTTCAATTCTATCTAATAAGATATAAACATCTCTAAGGATTATAGGTTGATTGATTTGCCATTTATCTATTGCAAAATAATCTTGCAATGCTGTTATACATTTAGATAATATTTCGTTTGAGTTATAGTTAGGTAATACTATAATGTCAAAATTTAATCCAATATTAATAATAAAGGCATCTTTAACTCTAATAGAATCCCCAATTATTCTATGTTGGGATAAATAGGTAGTTAAATTTTGCTTTAAAGTAGTAGTGGTAGTAGTTAAATTTTTGCTTATATTATAAGTTAAAATATATAAATCTAATGTAGTAGGTATTTCACCTAATCCTGTATTTTGTAACTTAGTAGGTTCAATAAAAGCTTTAGCTATATTACCATATTTAGAGGGCATAGATAAAGCTCTAACCAAATAATCATTAGCTGTTACATTTCTTAATTGGGTAGAAAAATTAGCTATAGCATTTTGTCTAATATCTTCAATAGTATCACCATCATTCCCCCCATCAGCTGCCTCAGGGTTATTAATTGCTAATGAAGCAAATACTTGATTAGCGGTTGATGTGGTTAAATTTGTAACTTTAAATACTGGATTACCTGAAAAATTATTAATAGAATTAGCAGAAACATTTGCTGTTACCCCACCTCCTGTTAAATACCTAACTGTTAAAGTTGTATTTGAAGGAGCTATACCATATGTTTTGGTAAACATAAAATTTGTAGGATCATAAGCTGTATTAAGCTTATTTCTTTCAAATAATAATCCTAATCCTATATTATCAGAATTTGGGATAATTTCTTCATCATTATCATTAACATTCCCTGCTCCAAATTGTAGTTGTAGTGTAGTTTCATTTAAAACTCTTGTAACAAATCTTCTTTGAACTTTTTTAAGTTTTAATAAATAGGGAACATCACCTGAATTATTAGAATTATTAGGATCATTTGGGTTAGAATTACGAATTGAATCGTATACATTTTCTTGAGCTAAATAATCTACCTCATACCATACATTACCATTACTATCAGTTATATCCAATATACCTATAATTCTATCGGCATTAATTTCTACTGTAGCAAATTCTGTAGGAGAACTAAAAGAAAAAGTAGTAGTATTAATAGTAGCTGATATGGCTTTTCTAGACTTTTTTAGTAAAAATAAAGTAGGAGAATTTCCTGAGATCTGGTATACTGATACTTCTGTAGGATCTGAAGAACTAGATACAGAAAAATCTATGTCGTCTTGAACTAAAAAACTTGTAGGTGAAACTAAATTAGTAGAAACTATTGAGTTTTGTGGTATATATAAAGCATAATCATAGTCTGGGACTTGTTCTGCCCCTGAGGTTTTAGCAGGAACTTGTTGATAAAAATCAACTGTAACAGCAGCTACACCGGTTACATTTGGTTTATACCCAAACATATAAGCTAATTGATACAAATTATTAGATTGTCTTGCAAATTGTAAATAATTCTCCTGAACTTGATTGTCGATATAAAATGATAAAATATCACCTACATATGAAGCCATTTCCATAAACATCATCCCAGGGGAAGATGGAGAAAAATCGTTATATGTTGTAGGAAAATAAGTACGAGCATAATTAATTAAATTAGCTCTTAACTCATTAAAATCCTTATTTATATAAGTTATGTTTTTATTAGCTGCCATTATGTAAATTCAAGTTGAATAGTATCTACTACACTAGTATCTATAACATTATATGTTAAATTGACTAATATAGAATTATAGTCATTATTAGGTAAAATTTGTAAATCTTGAACTAATACAGTAGGAAAGAATGATTTTATTTGAGATTCAATATTTTCTTTTAAAAACTCTATATTTCCACTTGTTATTTGCTCAAATATAAAAGCTCTTAACCCCGATCCAAAATTAGGATTTAAATATCTTTCAGAAGGATTAGTAAGAAAAAAATTAATTAAATTATTTTTTATTGCATCTTTACTAACATAGGTTGAATTAAATACACCAGGGGTATTAAATAATATAGATACACCTAGTGCTGTACTAGGTTTAAAATCTATAGGATTTATTATACGTGCCCCAAATGCCATTATTTATTTCCTTTCATTAGTCCCATTATCATATCTAATCCTACATTTCCTGAGGGTAAAGCTGAACCTTCACCTATAGTATCCATACCAGGCCTTACTTGTAAAGTATTAGCCATGATAGAGGTATCATTAGAATTAAAAGATAAAGTATCTTGCCCTGGTGTAAAATCTCCCATTATAGCTTGCATCATAGCGCGTTTGTCTATTTTAGGAGCAGAAGAAATAGTAGGAGTTTGAATTTGTTCTGTAACTACAGCTGCTTTAGAAGCACGAACTGCTTCGAGAAGAATATCTTTAAGTTCTTCTTGAATTGCTTCTCTTACAGCTTCTTTAATGATTTTTTTAAAGTCTTGGGTTTTCATGATTATAAATATTAAATTAGTAAGCTTTTAAATTATCTCTGTCAATAATAAGTTTAAGTTCTTCAATTAATGTTTGAGGGTTAGTGGTAAAAGATAAAGGAGTTTCTATAAGTTTAATTCCACTTTGATTAATTCCAACTGCTTTTCTACGGATAACAGTAGGATTAAATGGCACTTCTTCAATTTCTATTATAAATCCTTGGTATGAAGTTTGATTTAAAGTTTCTTCTGCTATTTCTTGTCTGTTATTTATATTTTGTAAATCTTCTGAAATAGGAGTTAGTTCATCTTTTATATTATTTTCTATTAAACATTTAAGTAAGAAAATATCTAATATTCTTAATAATAAAATTGCTGTATTAATAGTAGTACTAATTACAGCTATAGGAGGAGCAACTGAATTTATAGCAGATTCTAATTTATCTATTTTTGGGGTTCCTGTTAGAGTATATTTTTGTTGTTCTGCTATTATATCAATTTCGGACAAAGCACTTTGTAAACCAGCAGGTAATCTTAAAGGAGGAACAAATAATGATAACTGTTTTCCTACTATTAAAATGCTTAATTTAATTCCTCTTAAAGTTTTTAATATAGATTTAGATATTCTTAAACCAATAGAAGCAATTGTTAAAGCAACTGTTATAGTTTGTAAAATTTGAGCTATTTTTTCTAACGAACCTAATAAATTATTTCTTATATTAATAATATTTTTTAAAACAGGTTGTGGGGGGCAAGAAGGGGGAAATAAGATAATTAAAGTTGCCAATATTGATTTCCTTTGTTCAAAAGAAATGGTTTTAAGATTAATTTTTCCTGTAAATACATCCTCAATAAGTTTAGGATCAACAGAAGTAAGTTCACCTCCTAAATCACTTCCTAATTTAATTATTGAGGGTTTAGAAAAATCTTTTTTTATAACAAAGTTTAATACAATAGGTCTAACATTAAGTTTACTTATTATAAGATTTGTTATAGTAGGGATAATAAGATTTTTAATTTGGGATATTTGTTTATTTATAATATTAGGAAGTTTTTCAATTCCCTTAGGTTTTAAAGCATTAGGTAATGAATTAAAAACAACATTAGGATCTGTTGTAGTTAATTTGATATTCAAATCATTCTGTAAAGCTTTATCTTTACTAGCCTGACTAAGAATATCAGCTTGTTGAATATTAATTTTTTTAATTTCCATTATGCTGTTCTTACACGTTTAGATAATAAAGTATAAGGATTTAATTTAGAAAGAGTATCAGTTAGTTGACTAGCTGCTTGACTAGTTAAAACTAATTTTCCGCCTCCTGGGGGTACTATATCTGCTGACAATGCAAAAGATAAATTAGATAACTGAGTTAGCAGTTTATTTAGTAGTTCAACTGTTTGTTCACCTAATAAAACAGGTTCAGTTTTATTTTTACTACCTAAATAAACCCCACCTTCATTTTCCCAAGTAGTAGTAGACAAAACAATAGGACCCGTTGTTTCTGCATTTATACTATTAACTGCATTTAAATTAATAGATTTTTTAGAGGTTAATAATAGATGATCTTCAGTAGTATTAAATACTAATCTACCTGAGTTTAGTATTATTTGTTTACCTAAATAATCTTTAGGGGATTGTGGAGGATTTGAATTGTAACTAACATAATTATTAGTGCTAGCAACATTTATAGGAATTTTTTGGGTTGAGGTTAAATAAATAGAAGAATCATCTTTATTTATGTCTTCTATTGTAGGCAACCACCCTTCCTTACGCTTATCTCCTTGCCCATTTCTTAAAATAATTATAGAATCTCCATCATCCCCAGATGTTGACCAAGTATTAAAACGTTCTTTTACTGTGGAACCAAATCTAATACTATTACCCCATCTTCCTTCTAGTATAATATCTCCTTCAAAAGGTAAAAGAGGATGAATATTAGAACGTTCTTTAAATGTTTTCCCTAAATCTATATCAGTATCATTATCGCTAACTCTTCTTACATTTCCAGCACCCACTAAAGGATAATCCCGTTTTGAATTTTCAGATAAATCTTCATTATTTAAAATATTAGGGATAGCATTATGGTGGGGATGATTCCATATTGAAATAGGAGGAAAATAATAAATTTCAGCATCCCCTGAATTTTCATTTACATCTGAGTTAGCTAATCTAATACAATAAACTAGTTCATTTTTTAATGGGTATATTTTTATATTAGGAAATAAGGGTTTAGCTAATGGATAATTTAACTCATTTTGTATAGAATCATCTACATTATTAAAAACTATACTACCTAAACCATTCCATTCTCCTGCTTCTGCAAATCTAGGGTGAGAATTATCTAAAATAATATCAACAACTCGAGCATCAAATGTTTTTGATTTTAAAGAATCAAAGAGATTATTTAAACCTCTACTTTGTCCTTTTCTAGAAAACCCATATTTGGCTCCTACACTCATTACTCAGATTTAAATTTATTTATTTCATTAAGTAACTGTTGTTTTTCTTCTTCGGATATACCCAAAGATTCTCCACCTTGATTACTCATCGCGCGTTGAGCTAGTGCCGCCATTTTAATGAGTAAATCATCATTTTTAACACCAATTTCCATATATTCCTTAATTAGGGGGACTATAAGAGTAGCGTCACCTATTTCTTCAATCATAGGTTTAAGTTCACCAATAAGTGCAGTGACTTGTTTATCTTTTTTCTTTTGGTTTTCGTATATTTCTTCTAAAATATTAGCAAATGTTTTTTTACCAAATACAACTTTATCAAATTGATTCATATCTATATTATTAGTGTGTTTATAAATATGACTTACCCAAATTTCGTATATCCGTTTTCTAAATAAAATGAATAGTTTTTCTTAAATATTGAATTTAAATGATTAGCTATTTTAGTGATGCGAGGAGTCTTTACATCAATTTGTTCTCTAATATAAATGTAAAGAGCTTTTTTATTAAAAATATCAATGTCTTCTCTTTTTCTAAACAATTCTAAAATAGCATCTGCTACTTGGGCATCGTCTTTTTTGGGAAATAATTTAAATATATTATCAGTACAATATAAAACATATAAATCTATAAACCCTGAAAGTTTATCATCTATAGTATCATGTACTTGTTCTTCTAAAGAATAAGTATGAGATTCGTCTTCTTCTAATTCTGTAATTTCAACTTTATCTATTCTATGTTTATAGTTTTGAGTATTAGATAATATTAAATAACGTTTTGCTATTGTCCCAAAATATGAGTATGCTTTGGCTCCCTTAGAGGGATCAAATAAATGTATTTTAGAAAGAAGAAATGTTATTACTTCGTGTTGTAAATCTTCAATATTTTCAACTTCGGTATAATAAAATTTAAAAGTATGAATTATATTTTCGGTTAATTTAAAGAAAGGATAGTGAATATGTCTACTATAAATTAAACTTCGAATATATTCATCCGTTGTATTATTATATTTAACAATAGCATCTTCAGTATCCTGTGTAAAATATTGTGTACCTTTTTTAGGTTCTATTCCTATCATAATTTAATGTTGTAAGGTTTTAACATATCGCTCAATGTTTTGAGTCGTTGAAAGAAAAAACCTACTTCATCATCACTTTGAAAAGTACCTTTAGCATCAATTTTATCAATTCGTTTAGTCATAGTGTGAATAATTTCTCCTAAACTATTAATATAAGTTTGATATGAAATTATAACATCTTGGCGTTTACCTAATTCATCTTCCTGTTTTTCAACTTTACGTAGAAGGTTAAAGGTCGTGTATCCTAAGATCACGACCATTAACGCTAAAATTATTGCTAGAATTATCATATACTGTCTAATAGATTTTTTAAGCCTTCACTTTTAAGTGTACTTAATGCTTTCTGTTGTTTGCTTATAGTAGGTTTAGTGTTACTTGGTTTAGCACTAGTATCTAATGTAAAATTCTTTTTGGGAGCCTCCACGGAATTTTTAAATTTTGGCAACCATTCTCTTTCAAACTCAATTCTTGCTGCCATTAAATCTGCTTGATGCAATACAAATGGAAGACAAGTACGTGGTTTTTGTTCGGGCATATAAGTCATAAGATATTTCTTATTACCTTCATCGTATAAACCATCGTGAGTTTGGATAGCTAACATTTCATTAAACGAATATTGAACACCATGAGATTGAAGCAAATACAAACCGCGATCAGGGACTGAAGCGAATGCTACTTTGTTGTTGAACATATAATCTTCGCCTAGTTTATCTTTGCGCCATTGGTCTGTTTGGGGGACATAAGATTCGTTTGTTTCGTCTCCCATTTTACCTAAATCGTGGTTAATAGCAGAAAATACAAGTTCTTCAACTGTATATGTATTTAAATCTGCTCCCATTTCACCCCATAAATTGTTGAGTTTAAGAGCACAATCTACAACGCGGTTAACGTGTTCGATATAACCTCCTGGAAAAGCATTGTGATATTCTTTTTTATGAGCAGCAGGCATTAGAATTAAACGATCTTTATATTGTTCGTAAAATTCTAGTAGTTTTTCTTTACGAGGGGATGATATCCAAGTATTGATATGCTGGATAAAATAGTCCCAATTTTCTTGAATTTGTTCTGCTGTAAGTTTCATAACTATTTATTTTAATTCAAAGCATCACGTTGAAGCATTGTTTTAAGATCAGCAATAATGTTAGCTGAGTCTTCAAAAAGCTTATTGTAATCTTCTTTATTTATAGGTCTATCTTGCATGACGTATAAATTTTTTAATTTGCCTTCAAGTTTTTCTAACTTGATCATAGCTAGATCTTTGTTTCTCATAATTTATTTTTTAGGTTTAATATAATAACAAAATATTAGAGAATCAAGCTTTATTTGCAAATTCTCTAGATTTGTCTTGAATTTTTTTTAAATGGGCACATTTTTCATATTCTTCTAACCCCTCCCAATATGAAATAGCTAAATCAAAACATTTAATAAAGGTGTTGTTTGAATACATTTTAATAGCGTCTAAGTGGGTAGATTTAGATATATCTACTTTTGAAATAAACTCCCAACTTCTAGTGTATATCATAGAGCTAGTAATCCCTTGAACATCAACATTTTGAGGTAAAATAGTATTTAATTGAAAATAAAGAGAATTACTACTAGTAATGATTTTCTTAAACATTCCTAACCAAAATACAGGTGTATTTTTTAAGTCAAAAAGTGTTTCAGTTTCACTATTAGTAAGAGGAGTATCGGAGGGTTGGTCAAATAGCCCAAATATTTTATCTATGTCCATTCGTACATACATATATACATTTCTTGGAAAAGTAATATTTATTTAAGTTAGTAGGAGAAGCGGGACTCGAACCCACAACCTCGTGCTCCCAAAGCACGTAATCTAACCAATTGATATATTCCCCTATAGTGCGGTTCGTATGGGAATCGAACCCATGACCTTTGCAGTGACAGTGCAATATTGTACCCAACTCTACTAACGAACCATTGAGCGATAAACAGGACTCGAACCTGCAACCTCCGACTTGGAAGGACGATGCTCTACCAATTGAGCTATTATCGCAAATTGAGCGGCAAACTGGATTCGAACCAGCGACCCTAACCTTGGCAAGGTTATGCTCTACCAACTGAGCTACTGCCGCAACTGAGCTTCTTATCGGATTCGAACCAATGACCATCCGCTTACAAGGCGGGAGCTCTACCAACTGAGCTAAAGAAGCATTTTGTGGACCGTACCGGATTCGAACCGATGACCTTCTGAATGCAAATCAGACGTTCTAGCCAACTGAACTAACAGCCCTTTTGTAGCGGGTGAGGGATTCGAACCCCCGATTCCTGGCTTATGAGACCTGGCGGATAGACCACTTCCATAACCCGCAATATATTTGTACTCCGTACGGGACTCGAACCCGTAAGCTTTCCCGTGAAAGGGGAATGTCCTAAACCAATTAGACGAACGGAGCGTATTGATTTGCGTCCTGAGTAGGGGTCGAACCTACGGCCTAGCGGTTAACAGCCGCTTGCTCTACCACTGAGCTATCAAGACAAATGGTACCGAAGGCGAGACTCGAACTCGCAATGCTATATAGCGCTGGTTTCTAAGACCAGTGTGACTACCAATTCCACCACTTCGGCATAAATATACAAAATAAATTTTAATTATCCAAATTTATTTTTTTGCGGAAGATATTGGATTTGAACCAATGAACCAGTTACCCGATTAACACCTTAGCAGGGTGCCGCTTTAGACCACTCAGCCAATCTTCCTTTAGGGCGACCGATGGGAATCGAACCCACCCGCACTAGAACCACAATCTAGCGCTCTACCAACTGAGCTACAGCCGCCATTTAACGGCAGTGATAATCTGCCGCTTTTGTAGCAATTTGAATATCAGGTT